CAAAAGACAGATCATAGATTAAAATTGCTTACCGAAATCGCTGTGCTTACCGCTTCGCGGATTTGAAATTTCTGCGTTACCGCTTCGCGGAATTTTTGCTGTCCGCCTCTAGGCTTGTTTGCTGATGCTGATTCCGTAGTATTTGCTCATGGTGTCCCAAGCAACACCTGTGATTAATTCACCAGAATTAAATTGTAAATTAGTTAAACAATTGAATAGATACTGTCTATTATCAGGATAATATAGATTATTAATTTTTGAAATTGAATCCACACTGTAATCTTTTAAACAACCAGGCACTAATGATATAATTGGACAGCCTTCTCTCAATGCTTCAGTCATTGCCATAGTGTGCAAACTGACCACACAGTGTATATTTTCTAATGAATCACAGAATCCTCTTGAACCTCTTGCTTTCTTAGGCAGTTTTTTCCTTACTTTGATTGGTCTATTTGTGTGTTTTTTGATTTCTTCTGTTGTTGATTCTATCCATTGATCCACAGTTTGTTTTATACCATACACATCTAAACCATTTTGGCTAGGCGCCACAATGTACACTTGATCTCCCATTTGCCAAGGTTTAATTTTCATATTGAATTTTACAAAACGTTCGTTAGTCCATTCACCTTTGATGTCTGTGATTTGATTTTCGTTGAATGTCACTCTCCAATAAACAGGTTTCCACCAATTGCAGTAACCTTTTTCAACGTTGAGATAATCTATATTTTGCTCTTGAAATGTTTCATGGTATTTTTTAAATCCATCGTGTCCACCAACTCCACCTAATACTACCAAGTCCCCTTGGACAATTGATTCCACATCGGTGAAAATATTCAATCCTGTTCTAGCACTTATAGTATTTGCCAACTGATGACAAGTACGCCTGCTGGTTCCTAAATCTAAACCTTTTGGAATTACTATTCTTTTGTATTGTTTATTCATCGCCATCAAGGTTCTTTAAGAAGTCCCTTAATTTTGTTTGATCAGTATTACCTGAATCAATTCTACTTACTGTATCACCTTTGGTAGGATCAGGTAATTTAAGTTCAGTTGTGTTTTTTTCTGCACTATCATTAACTGTAGATGTCTTTTTTAATGAATTATAAATTGTGCTTGACCCTTTATAATCTTGACTGTCTGAGTCTTCTGCTAGATCTCTTATTCTTAAACTGTCCACATCAAATTCTAAATCAATCTTTTGACCAACACCACTGGATGATCTTGTTTTCATTAACTGTATTTGATATCTGCCTCTTTCTCTCATTGCTCTTGATGTGAATATACCAAACACGTTGTCAGCAGTTTGTATTTTACTTAAACCTCCAGATATATGCGAATGATCAAACTCAATTTCTTCTACTGCTCCTCTATTCAACTGCGATGCTGTAACAAAGATTACATTCAATTCCATTGATAAATTTCTTAATTCTTCTGAAACAAATTTGTCCTTCACAAATAAATCACTTGGAGAAACTTTTCTACTGATTGGCATCATAAGATCCAAATAGTCTACCAGTATTACATCTAATTTTTTACCTGTTTTAATTTCATATTCTTTGATGTAACTTCTTAAGTCGTTTGCATTTTTACCACTTGCCATGTATTTGATTTGAAATCTACCTGCTTTTTTGCCTAACAGTTTAACTTTCATTTCAACACCATCTAAATCTTTAAAAATTTCTCTTGCTGGAATATCAGTTAACATTGAATCCAATCTCATACTCACTAGTGCTTCACTCAATTCAAAAGTAATATACGCCACATTCAATCCATTCAATACCCAATTGCAACCTAAGTTTGCCAAGAACAACGATTTACCTGCTCCAGAACCACCTGCAAATATATTCAATTCACCTTTGTTAAATCCACCAAATAATTTCTTATCTAGTGTTGCCCAACCTGTGCTGACCTGTCCATTAGAATTTTTTAGTCCCATAAGTCTTGCTTTTGGATCATCGAAATAATCTGTACCTATATCTTTGTGTAATCCAATCTGTACTGCCTTCTTGACCAATTCTTCAACTGGACCATATTCACCTTTTTCCAACATATCTGCTGATTTTAAAATTGCTCTTTCTAAACTTTTGTGTCTAACAAATGTTTCAAAATCATCAAGCAACCAAGTAAAATGTTCTTCAGTTAGATTTTCTGTTGGCTTCAAATCAACATTACAACTCTTGTTCACAATGTCATATGTTGGCAATGAATTGTATTGTGACACATACTTGTTCACAAAGTCTGCTGTGTCTTGTAACTTTCTATCAAATAAAGAATAATCAAATATAGATTGGCAACGCACAAATGTTTCTGCGTCACTCAGCATCATTTCGAGATACAGTTTTTGTATCTCATATCCATAGTCCTTGTTCTGTTTAACCATTGTCCTTATTATACCACATTTTGTCTGAATTGTCAATGTGCTTGTTGTATTTGGCACACACAGCACCTATGCATGAACCAGGATCGCCAGGATTTTTTGGAACCCATATGTCATCCCAAACCGATGCCAGTTTGATTCTAGCAGTCTTGTTCAATGCACAACCTCCTACCAAAACAATGTTATTAGTAGGAATATTCATTTGAATCCACGAACTGGCACACATCAACACTTGTTCAAAAATGTGTTGTGTGGTTGCCGCCAAATCTGCTGTATCCTGTTCCGAATTTAATTCTGGTCTCCACCAATTACATCCTCGGTGTAGATTAACTCTTGTCTTGAAAGGCATTCTGGTTTTGATAATTTCTTCCATCATGATTCTATGATATTTTCGCCAGTTGCCTTTTTGTGCCAATTGTTCCAGTTTGTACTCTTCTGCATTGGCTTTGAATCCACATCGTTGAGTCATGGCTGAATAAAATAAACCAATACTGTGTGGGTATCTTTGTGTGTATTTCTTTTCTAATTGATCTCCTTGTCCGTGCCAAATTGTGTATGTTTCAAACTCACCAATTGAATCTAGCACAACAACTGCCGCGTTGTTGTATGGAGATGTGTAATAACCATATGCCGCATGGCTCATATGATGATCTATATATTCAACAGGAACATGGATACCTTGACGCTGTAAAAATTTCTTCACGTCATTTTCTTTAAATTTTAATCCTTGTCCTGCCAACAGTTGACGCATACTCTTCTTAAAAGGTTTTTCATACCAAATTATTTTTGCCGGGTGAGCCCATCTAGGATTTGATCTCACGTGTGCTAACATTTCTGGACACAGGTTAGGATCACCAGGTATGCCACTGAAGTCTGAACTCTTACCAGCCCAATGAACATACAATCCATATCTGTCTGTTAAACCTTTTACATGATATTCCATCACAGCCAGACTGGCATCGTGATTATTTCCTGTTATTCCCCAAACTATCATCTATTTCCTATTTGTAAATGAATGGATCTCTTTTTTGTAATTCTCTTATCTTCTTTTTGTACTTGATGTATGACACAAGTTTCGTGATAGGAGAAAACAAAAATGATATCGCTTTTTTTAAGTAAACCATTTTTTCATCCTCAGTTTTATTTTAAGTTGTGAATCTTCTGCGTTTTTTATAATTGTGTACAAAGTATGCAATCTACCATATTTACGCACAGCATCATTAACGTCTTTTATTTCGTGACTCCAGTCAGGCATACTCACACTCCAACCTGTTTCAAGACTGTCCCAAACTAACTTTTGACCTGCTTCATCTCTGTCTGGAACAACTATGACGTGTTTGCCCAGACTGTTTATCAGTGTTGATTGTTGCTCTTTTACTTCACTGCCTAGCAGTGCTACACCATCAATAGCAATAGCATCAATTGGACCTTCCACAGCCACAATGTATTTTCTATCATCATCCTGAGCATCTGTGTTGAACACATAACCAGGTTGTTGTTCGGATAGATATTTTACTTTGCTTTCTACAACTTTTCTTGCTGTGTATCCTACAATCTTAGATTGATATGTGAAAGGTATAATTAATCTGTCTTTGAAACCAGGTTCAGGACTCCAGTAAAAATCATAATCATCTAGTGTTAGTTTTCTCTCTGCAATGTATTCTATCACTGAAAATAAATCTTTATCTACTCCACTTGGTTCTAGTGCTTTGTAATCTGCCCAATCATATATGGGCTTGGCTTTTGCTGGTAATTCTTTTATTTCAAATTTCGGAAGTTGTGTTATTGCTTTAAATCCAGATGTATCTGTTTTTTGTTGTAAAACCTGCAGTGCTAATTTTGTTATGATGTCGTCGGGCATATTAAGCCAACGCATAAACTTTTTCATTTTGTAAGACAAATTTCTACCAATACGCCAACTGGTTTTGAATCCACAGTTGAAACAATGAAAACTTACACCGTCACTGGCATTAGCAATCAGTCCGCCCCTTTGTCTAGTGTCTGGTGTAGTACCGTTATGCTCACAACAAGGAGCATTGAAAGCCACCCATCCACTTGGTGTTTGTTTTCGTTTTGCTGGAAGATAAGTTTGTAAAGTATCAAGCACAATATTCATGCTCTTATTATAAGTTAATTTTTTGGAAAAGTCAATTAGTTTCGAACTAATATTTTGGTAATGCTACCAGAACTTAATGTGTGTTTGAATCTTAAGTGATTGAACACTCCATTGAAATTAATATATTTGATTGTGTCTAAACTTGCGGCTGTGAACGTGTTTATGTCAGACCAAAATGTATTGGAGTTTGGTTGGTTATCTAAAGTACCTTGAACAACAATAGTGCCAACTGCTTGATTCAAATA